TCAATCCGGCAGACGCAACTCCCACCAATGGATGGCGAGACGGATTTTTCCGCCGGCAAACGCGCCTCCGGTGGAGGTCAGGATCAACGGCGCGGGGTCCCAATAGGTCATGGGCGCCGACAAAATACCCCGCGCCCACGAGCCTACGGTCAGTCCCAGCCCCTTGCCAAACCGGTCGAGCGCACCGGCGGTCCCGAGTTGCCAGCTCGTCAGGGTCCCGGTCACGGTCTGCTTGACCCGCGCATTGGCACCAATGACCATGGCGCCGGAGGGGATCACCAACCCCGTCGTGATGCTCGTACCAGCGGTCAGCGTAACCTCCAACTCGGCAACGCCCGCCACCATGCCAGCGCCCGAGGCGGCCAGCGTCAGCGCCCCCACGATCCAGCCGCCGCTGCCGGCCCAGACAAGGCGCGCGCCGGTCGATCGATCCCAAGCACTCATCCCCGGTCGAGGAGCCACATAGACCCAGCCGCCGTTGCTGCCGATGGCGATCTGGCCGCCCTGCCCTGCCCAGGCATCCACCGCACCCGGAGCCACACCATAGCAAAGTCCATCGACCACCACCTCGGGCGGCGCCAGACGGTTGGCTTCCTCAAGAACCAGGTTCACCAAACCGTCCAGCCGAACCAGCGACTCGTTCAGGGTGACGTGCTTTTGCGCCTGCGCTGCCTGCAGCAGCGGCAGCTTCAGGCGGGACGTGGTGTCAGACATCGATCGTTCTCCTTGCGACAGGTCCCGGCCCATAGGCATCGGATAGTTGCGCGACCTCGGCCTCGAACGGGCCGCCCGCGATCGCAGCGGCCCAGGATGCTTCGGGGATCGTCCAGCGCGGCTCGCTAACCAGCGCCTCGGCCAGGCGCCCGCCGTCTCTCACCAGGCGTACGCGATAGGCCTCGCGCGATTCGCCCAGCGGGACCTCGACACCGTCCCAGCCATCGCCATCGATGCGCGTGCGGCGCACCCAGGTCAGTTGGCGCGCCGACAGCCGCAGGTGGCACGGCGCGTAAGGCCGCAAGCCGACGCCCCTAAAGGACAGCGCCCGTTGGCGATAGCTCGGATCATCGACCCCGCGCAGGGCCGGTCCGGCACGCCAGATGCGCAACTGGCCACGGCTCGAGGCTGGCAGGCTCAACTGTGCGGAGGCCCCATCAAGCAGCACCACCTTGCTGCCCACCGGCCACACCGCCGGCATCACCCCGTCAGTCCCAGCCTGTCCACGCAGCCGACCCGAGACCTCCCAGACGCCCGGACCGACCAGCACCGCCGTCGCGAACTGAAACACTTCCCAACGGTCCGGGGTGCCGTCCCCAATCGCAATGGCATTCGCCCCTGCCAGCAGCGCGGTCTCAGTGGCAGAGCGCAGCGCGCCGCCCTTGACCCGAATCCGCAGCGCCGGACCCCGGTCGCGCACGCCAGCGGACGCCGCATCCAGCGCCGTCAGCGTGACGCCCATTACCGAGGGACGCGGCAGCACGCGGTTGAGGGCAAACCCGCCCTCCTCGCTCAGCGCCGAATATACAGCCACGCTACCGGGCCAAGGCATCGCCGTGACCGCCAGATGCGGCGCGTGTGGAACTTCGTCCCCGGTCAGCAGCGGCAGATCGAGGTATTCCGCCCAGACCGGAACCGGCGGCACGAAGCGGCGCGGCGCCAAGGCGTCCTCGGTCGTGTCCACCGGGCGATAGACCCCCGGCTCAACCCTGACCGCTTCGACGACGGCAGCGCCCGCACGTTCGATACGGTCGATGCGCCAACGGCCAGCAGGACCCTGACCAGCAGCCGGTTGCCACCGGATCACGTCCCCGGGCTGCAATCCGGCTGCCCGGGACGGCGGCAGCGCCAGGCGCATGCTGTCGCGCGCAACCCGCGATTCCGCCAGCCAGCGTTCAGCGATCGCCCGCCCCTCGGCGCGGGTCAGCGCCAGGCTGAACTCGGAATCGGTGGTCGTGCCGGGCCGGCGCTCATCGGGCAGCACCGCCTCGGCAGTGCAGGTCTCGTAATCCGTGCCCGCCTCGACATGCGTGATCCGGACGCGGCCCGCGAGTTCTGCCTCCGGCGCGCGCAACACCTCCGGGCGGGACAGATCCTGGCTTTCGGCCAGATCATCGGCCCCAATTTCCGCCGCGGGACGCGCGCCCCGCATCCGAAAGACCAGCTTGCCCGCGCCGCTCGTCACGTCAAAGCCATACGCCAGCATCAACACTTGCAAAGCCGCGCGCGCAGTCTCAGCACCCTGCAGCGCATAGCCGCGCACGATCCCGGACAGGCCCGAGACGTCAACCTCGCTCACCCCGGCATCGCGGCAGATCTCGGTCACCACGTCACCTAGCGGTGCCGCGCCCGCGCGGCCGTTCAGCCAATGGCCCCGTGCCCAGGCGGCGCCATCCGACCACAACTCGCCCAGCGCCGGAAACGCTGGGTAAGGCCGCGCATCCCAGCACCAGACATGCAGTCGCGCGGTGTCAATCATCCGACCGCCCCAAGCGCCGACGGGGTTGTTCTCCGGATCCGACCAATGCTCGGTCACGGCGCGCACATAGGCCGCCTGCATGGCGTCGTTGCGGCTGCCGTCGGAATAGAACGGCAGCATGGATTCCGAGCTCATCGCATCCAGGAACTTGTTCGGCTGGTTGGTCCCCTTGTCGAGCGCGGAGCAGCCGAGTTCGGTAAACCACACCGGCTTGCTACGCGGGACCCAGGCCGTCGGCACAGGGCTGCGCGCCCCGCCGGCGGCACGGTCGCGATGCGGGTTTTCCCACCAGCCGCGAATGTCCTTGAGCCGCCAGACCCATTGCTCGTTGAAATCGCCATCGGTGATCGGCGTGCGTATCTGCGCGTCGCGATGCGCGGGATCGGCATAGTACCAATCGAACAATTCGCCACCGGCGACACCGCTGCGCAGGTAGGCGGGATCGTCGATCCGGCCCCAATGCGCGTCTGCATGCTCCTCCGCATCGCGCCAGTCAGTCAGCGGCAGGTAGTTGTCGATGCCGACGAAATCGATGTTCTTGTCTGCCCAGAGCGGGTCGAGGTGAAAACGCCGCTCGCCATTTCCCGGCATGTGACCGGCATACTCGGTCCAGTCGGCGGCATAGCTGAGCTTGACCTGCGGCCCGAGGATGGCGCGCACCTCGCCAGCGAGGCGCCGCAGTTCAGCGACCGCCGGATAGGATCCGCTCGCGCCGCGCAGCGTGGTCAGCCCGACCATCTCGGATCCGATCAGGAACGCGTCGACCCCGCCCGCAAGTGCGCAAAGATGCGCGTAGTGCAGGATCATGCGCCGATAGCCCCACTCGGCTGGACCGGAATAATCGATCCGCATGCCGTTGACCGTGAAATGCGACGGTTGGGCGACGCCAAAGAAGGCCGCGACCTCGGCCGCCATGGCAGCCGTGCGGTCGGGACTGCCGGGGCGCCCCGGGGCGACCGACGCGGTGATCCGCCCGCGCCAAGGCATGACCGGCTGGCTGCTTGCGCCGCTATGCGGATCAGGGCGATTGTTCCCCGCCCGCTGCTCCATCAGGATGAAGGGATAAAATACGACCTTGCGGCCGCTGGCGCTCAGGGCATGGATCCCCTCGATCACCGCCGCATCCGCGGGCGTGCCGCCATAAATCGGCCGATCGTTCACCCTGGCAACCGTCATGGCCTGATCGCGGCCGATACCGCCCGCGCGCCACGGCATCGCCGGTGCGTCGATCACATCCTCGACCTTGGGCTGCACCGTGCAATTGCCGCAGCGCAGGTCGTCGCCGAACCATGAGACCACCAGCGAGACCGAACCCGCCCGTGGCAACTCGGTCCGCAGCGTCCGCAGCGAGGCCGCAAAATCGCTTCCATCGGACACGGTGTTGCGATTGATCATCCGGGTCTCGCCAAGACCCAGGTCCAGCCCAACAGCTGTGGTGGCCAGGCTGTATTCCCCGGTGCCGGGAATCATCGCCACCGCCTGAACATGCTGCGAGAGGCCGTGGCCATTCGGCACGGCGCGGGTCACCTCGAAGGTCAGGAGCGGGACACGATTACCCCAGCGCTCAAGCCCGAGGCTCTCGACCACCACATAGGCGGTGCCACGATAAGCGGGCGCAGCCTCGCCCTCATGGGCGGTGATGCAGGGGTCGGGCAGCTGAGTAGTTCCCCCCTTATAGACGCGCAGGTTCAAGTCATTGGGGTCCACCTCCTCACCGTCGGCCCAGACCCGGCCAATACCGCCGATCGGCCCCTCGCACAGGGCAAAGGCCGCGCTCAGCCGATAGCTGATCTCGGTGACCTTGGGCCCGCTGGCGGCACCCTTGCCGCGGCCGCCGTCCTGATCGCGACGCACTTCCTCCAGCGGCGCGGCCCAGATGACATGGCCGGGCAGGCGCATCTGGCCCCAGACCCGGGTGATGGGCGTGCCCTCGCCCGCGCTCTGCAGACGCAGGCGGTCGACCCGCCCCGTCTCGACCGCGCGCGAGCCCGTCCCCAGCAGTCGTTGGTCGATGACCCGGCCGAGCGTCGCGCCGACTGCCCGGCCCACGACCGCGGTCGAGAGGCCGAGCATGGTCCCGCCCATGCCCGCGCCGATCGAAGCACCCACGGCAGACAGAAGAATGGTGGCCATCGCGTCCTCTCAAGGCTTGAAGGTGTTGCGCTCACTGGCCCGGAAAGGTGAACCGGGTCACGATGCGCGCGGCCCAGGGCCGCGACAGCGGGCTCTCGACCACGCCATGGCGGTCGTAGGCGTGGATAAAGGCACCCGCAGCCCCGGCGCACGAGACGATACCCAGGTGCTTGGCACTGGCGCGCTCGACCATGCGGAACAGGATCACCTGCCCCTCCGCCACGGGAGCGTCCGGGGGAACAGCAAGCAGATGCCGAAGCGCGCCAGCCAGCAGCAACTCGGACCCGCCGACCTCGCCCCAATCGGGGCTGTAGGCCGGCAGCGCCTCCGGCTCGGGCCCGTACAATCTTCGCCAGACGCCGCGGACCAGCCCCAGGCAATCGGCGCCGGCGCCGAGGGTCGAGGCTTGATGAACGTAAGGCGTGCCGATCCACGCACGGGCGGCGGCGACCGCGGGATGTTCGTCCATTACGCGTTGCCCCCGCGTCCACCCGCACCATCGTCCCCGTCGTCCTCGCCCGCGGCCAGCCCAAGGTCCCCGCCGCCATTTCCCGGCAGCGGAGTGCCGGGCCGCGGTGCAGGCCTTGCGCGGCCGCCGGTGGCCTTCGGCGCCGTCAACCAATCCTCGCTTGGCAGATGGGGGAAGCCGCGAAAATTCAGGTAGTTGTTGAACTTCAGCCGACAGGTGTCCGGCTGCTTGTCGCAGCCCGCCGTCAACCTTAGCCCGTCCCCGGCAGCGACTGCAGCGCCGATACCTGCCCACAGTTCGATCTCGCGGCCGCCATCGGGCATGGCCAGATCGCGCTTGATGGCACCACGCAGGCCCTTGGCGGCGCCGGAGGTCACCTCCAGCGTACCGCGCTCGAACCAGCGCAGGTCATACCCCGGCAGGCCGCCAATCCGAAATACCCGTCCCTCCTCGACCGCGACCGCGACCGTATCGGCACGATAACCCGGCAGGCCCAGGTTCATGCGGCATGCGCTGTCACCCAGCACCGCCGGGCAGCGCGGATGATAGACCCGACCTTGCGGCCGGTTCAGCGCCTCGCTGAGGCCGCGCAGCTCGGCCTTGAAAGCCGAACCCTGGCGCGTCACCTCGCCCAGCGCGCCGCGAAATACTAACTGCCGCGCCGCCGGCTTCGCCCAATCGACCTCCCACAAGCGCACGTCGGCCGCGTCCCAGCGACCAGCCTGCAGATCAGCCTCGGTGATCGCATCATCCGACAGCATCCCAGCGGCCTCCGAGTTGTCCACCGACAGCCCAGAGGATTGCATCACCGCCGCCGCACTCATCCCCGTGTCGGGGCGAAAGCGGATGCCCTCGAACTCGAGCGCGACATCGTGATCGGTAAACCCGAGGACCAGGCCGTCTGCGCGCGTCACCGCCCAGGCACGTGCCCGCGTCGTTCCCTGATCGAGCGCGCTCATACCCGTACCTCCAGCACCGGGACATCGGGCATGCCGCCAGCTTGGAACGAGGCGACCGAAACGGCGATCCGATCCGCATCGAACCGAACGGGCACGTCAAATTCATATCCCGCGGTGATCTCGGCACCAGCGCCCGGGGCCGCGTGGAAAGTCAGCGCGCCTCTCGCATAATCCAGCGTCCAATCGACCGCCTCGCGCATGGCATCACCAGCAATCGCCACCAGCACCGTCCCGCGCACCGGCTTGGCAATCGGCCGCACATAGCTTGCCGGACCGCTGAGATAGGCCTTCCGCAGTTGGAACACCTGCGTGACCCCATCGCCGTGCCCGAGGATCTGATCGTCCATCGCAGGCGTCCCTGATGGCGCACAGCTTTTGAAATCGGCCCAGTCCTTCCAACGAAAGCCGTGCATCTGCCCCGCCCGCGCTTCGAAAAACGCGATCAAGTCGGCCAAGTCATCCAGCGAGCGCAGGCCCAGCCCCGCGTCATAGCGGCGGCGCGAATGGGCCCAAGGGGTGTTGCGCTCCTCATAGCCGTTGCTGAGGGCGACGATTTCGGTGCGCCGTTCAGGGCCGCCCACCGATCCGAAGGACAGGTTGGCGGGAAACCGTATCTCGTGAAATGCCATCATGCCCTCAAGCGTTGCGATCGCCGCGCGCCAGGGCGCGGCTCATCTGGGCTGCGATCTGGCTCTGACTGCGGCTGAAACCTGCGACGTCGGGGGTGGTCACATTGATCGTGACATTCACGGCCGCCCGTCCACCCTGCCCGCCCGCGGCGGCGACGCCGAGGCGCCCGTCCGGACCACGCCGGAGGGGCATGATCGCCTCGGGGCCAGCCTCGCCCATCAGGCCCGTTGCACCGCGCATCGGGAAATACGTCGGCTGGCTGACAACCCCACCGCGGGCAAAGGGCATGACGCGCCCCTCGGTAAAGGCGCCGCCTTTGGCAAAGGGTTGCGCGCCGCCGATCGTGCCGCCCAGCATGGCTCCCATGCCCTGCGCGATGGCGCCGCCCAGCGCCTGATGGACCGGCTTCATGGCGATGCTGAAGGCGGTGTCGACGATGCTGCGGGCGACCCCCTTCAATGCGTCGGACAGCTTCATCCCGTCGAGCGCGAGACCGTCGAACGCACGCCGCAGCCCGCCGCCGATTCCGGCCGACAACTGGCCCGTCTCGCGGGCGGTGTACAACATCGACTGGCGCAGCCGTGCCAGCTCGGCCTCAAACTCTGCCGACATACGGCCCGAGGCGCCGAGGCCCTGCTCCAGCCGGTCGAGTCCATCCTGGTCCGCCATCACAGCCTCCATCCTCGCATTTCAGTTTGTCACCCCGTAGGCGCGGCGCCCTCGGGCGCATCGGGAAAGCGCGCCGCCAGCTCGGCCAGCCGCACACGGTTCATCGGCCCGCCCCCGCCACCCGTCAGGTCGAGGCCAAGCATCAGCGCCAGTTCGGCCGGGGTCAGCGCCCAGAACTCGCGCGGCTTCAGCCCCAGCCCCTGGATGCCGGCGCGCATCAGCCCCGGCCAGTCGAGGCCGTCGGGGTGCACATCACCCGCCGCGCCCGTCATCGCGTGATGCGAAAAGCGCGGGCGATCAACTCTGCCGCAGCGCGGGCGCAGGCCAGGGGGCCGCCTTCGATCTCGACGGTTAGCAGATCCTCCGACCGACCACGCCATCCGCCGCCGCGGAGCCCCGCGATCAGAACCGCCAGCACGTCCCGGGTAGAGAACGCCCCACCCTCGAACCGCTCGATCAGCGCGACCAGGCTCTCTGCGCCGAGATCTCCCTCCAGCGCAGCCAGCGCCCCGAGGGTCAGGCGGGCGTGGTGCGGAACGCCGTCCAGGACGACCTCGACCTCGCCCGCATAGGGGTTTGCGCCGGCCATCTTAGGGAACCGGGGCGGGGGTCGCGTCGGCGGTAAAGGTCAGCGCTCCCGCGCTTGCCAGCGTCAGCTCGTAAGTCGCCTCGCCATTCCAGGTCCCGGCATATTCCAGGCCGGTAATGACGAACGGCCCGTCGACGATGCCGAAATCCGGGATCACGACCTGACAACGCGGCGCCTCTCCATCGAAAAACACCTGCCGCACGCGCGCGTCCGAACCGCTGTCCCGGAACACGCCCGAGCCGGTGATCGAGGCCGAGCGCACGCCCGCACCCCCCAGCAACTCGCGCCAGCGGCCGGTGCTGTCGAGGCTGGTGACATCGACCGTCTCGGCGTTAAAGCCGATACGAGTCGCCCTCAGCCCGGCCACTGTCTCGAACTGACCGCCGCCGGTCATGTCCATCTTGATCAGCAGATCACGTCCGTTCTGCACAGCCATTGCAGGCCCTCCTCATGCTTTGATTGTCTGTCAGCCCAGATCGACGCGGGCGCGAAAGGTCAGGTCGACCCTCCGCCCGGCACCGCTTTCGGCCCGGCGGGCGGTGGCGCGCAGGAACCACAGGCCTGCCAGATGGCCCTCGTCCAGCGGCAGATCGCCAGCCTCCAGAGAGGCTGCGACAGCCGCCGCGGCGGACTTGACCGCCTGGAAACCGCCATTGTCTTCGTCCGAGCCGGACAGGACCGACACCACGAACTCATGCTCCGCGCCCGCGCCCGTCTGATCACCCGCCGGGCGCACGACCTCGGGTCCTAGCGAGACATAGGTGCCGGCCGGGGGCGTCACCGGCATGGCGTCATAGACCGCATCGCCGATCAGGGCGGTAACGGCCGGATCGGTGCAAAGCTGCGCGTAGACCGCGCCTTGCAGGGCGATCGAACCCATATAGCTCATGCGCCTCCCTCCTCGCGGGCATGACAGGTCAGCCAGCGTCCGCCGGCATCGGTTTCGGCAATCGCCTCGATGCGGAAGAGGCGCTCGCCCATGCGCAGGCGCTGCCCCGGCCGGGGTCGGCGCGGGTCGCCCGCGGGTGCCGCGCGCGTCGTGATGGCCCAGGACACCACGCTGACCGCACCGACCTCACCGCGCGCCTCGCGCCCGGTCGAGGCGCGCATCCCGGCCCAGATTGCCCCGAGTGCGCGCCAGACCGTCGTTTGCCCGCCCATCCCGTCGGACGCCCGCTCCGGAGCCTCGAGGATCAGGCGGTGCCGCGGATCAGGCCCGCTCATCGCCACGCACTCCGCCGGACATTTGCTGCCCCGCCGCGCCCGGCCAGCGTGCGCACCGCGCGCCACCGCTCGATCAGCGCCGCGACCCCGAAGGGCAACGAAGCGGACACGCTCATACCGCCACGATCTTCGTAGTAGTGCGCGGCAAGCATCATGACCGCCTGTGCCAGATCCGCCGGAATGGTCGTCCAACTGGTGCCAAACCCCGCGGTGAACAGAATCGTCACGAAGCCGCGCTCGGGGACCACGGGAAGGACCGAGCCGGCCGGGACCAGCAGCGGACGCTGACTGTCGGGCAGCAATTGCACCTCGCTGGCGGCAAGGCTGGTCTCGCTGCCGCGGCCATCGTCGATCACGACGCTGTCGATGGCCAGCACCGGCGCCAGCGGCAGCGGCTGGGCCTCCGGGTCGCGCCAGTCCTCGATCCGCATGCGAAAGCGGCGTGTCAGCAGCACCTTGCCGGTGCGCGCCTCGACCGCAGCGATGGCGGCGCGCAGAAAGCCCGCGAGGGCCGCATCCTCGGCGGCATCAACCGCCACATCAAAGCCGCTTCCAAGTCGCAGGTAGGCGCGAAAGGCCTCGACGGGCAGCGCCGCGGCCGGGGGGGCCGTCTCCTCGACAAGCATCATCTCTCGGTTCTCCCGTCACGGACGCGTGGCTGAATGAATGAAAACGGGGCCGCGCCCGCGCGCCTGCCGGCGCGCGCGGACAGCTGGACCGGCATGCGTCAGCGCGCGGCCCCTTCCTCGCCCTTGGATCAGGCGAAGTTCAGCCGCTTGATCGCGCGGGCGTCGGTGACCGCGCCGCCGACCCGCTTGGTCGCGTAGAACAGGACATGCGGCTTGGCACTGAAGGGATCGCGCAGGATGCGCAGCTCCGGACGCTCGACAATGGTGTAGCCGGCGCGGAAATCGCCGAACAGCAGCGCGACACCGCCGCCGACCGGGTCGGGCATGTCCTCGGACACGACCACCGGATAGCCCAGCAGCCGCGACGGCTCGCCTGCCGAGACGCTGTCCTGCCACAGGAAGCGGCCATCGGCATCCTTCTGGCGGCGCAGGCGGGCGGCGACCTTGCTGTTCATGACGAACGAGGCATGGGCGCGGTAACCCGCGCCCAGCGCGTAGATCACCTCGATCAGCTTGCCCATCGGGTCGGCGACGTCGAAATCGCCGGGCGTGGTGGTCGCGGTGACGCCGATCTTCAACGGATCTTCGGTGTAGAGGGTCGCGGTTGCCTGCGTCAGCAGGCCCTTGGGCTTGTCAGTGCCGTTGCCGGTCATGAAGGCTGCAGCCTCGGCCCGGCCGAAACGCTCGGCGATCCGCTCGGACAGCCAGGCCTCGACGTCAAAGGCGGCGTCGTCCAGCAGGCGTTGGCTCGCCTTCGGCATGGCCGACAGCTCGTTCAGCGGGATCGAGATACGGGCGAGGCCGGCGTTCGCGGACTCGGCCGTCGCGGCAATGTCGTTTGTCCAGGCCGTGCCGGTATCGCCGGTCTCGACCAGAACGTCATAGCTTGAGGCGTCGATCTGCACGACATTTGCCAACGCCCGGATCGAGGTGGCCGAGCGCAGCGCGCTCTGCACGTTTTCCGCAACCACTGTCGGCATCAGAAAGCCGCCATCGGCGACGCTGATCGCCTTTTCTTCCAAGGTCAGGCCACGCAGGCCGTCCTCGTCGCCACTGCGAACATAGGCGTTGAACGCCTTCTGATGCGGCGCCTCGGCCTCGGCGCTCGAGGCCAGGGGCGAGCGGCCACGCAGCGCGGTCTTGCGGTCGAACATGGTCATGCGATTTTCCTGTACTTGCAAGCGATTGTTAACATTCTTGCGGAACGTCTTGAGTTCCTGGACAAAGCCCATCACGGCTTCGTTCAGGTCGGCAGGCGCGTCTGCCTCGGCCGTGGCTTTCACCTCGGTCATCCCTCGATCTCCTTGTCGGAAAGTTGCATTCGCCGGCGACTGGGGCCGCGGCGTCACGCAGGTCCGGGACGGGCGGCGCGGCTGCGCGCCCCTCCCCGGTCTCAGTCGGCGCGCAGCATCGTTGCGGCGCGCATGAACAGGTTGGCCAGAGCACCCGGGCCAACGGTAGCGGCAGATTTTGCATCCTCCGGCCGGACCGCCGCCGCGAGTTTCGCGTCCGGCAACATCGGGAAAGTCACCAGCGAGACCTCCCACAGCTCGACCTCGGTGAGCGCCCGGCGACCCTTCTGGTCGCGCTCGGCGCTGATCGTGCGGTATCCGATCGATAGCCCATCGATGGCCCCGGCCGCGATCAGCGCGGCGGCCTCGCGGGCCCGTGCAACCTCGGTCAGCAGCCGGCCCTTGACCCACAGCCCGCGCTCGTCTTCGCGGATTTCCTCCCAGACGCCAATCGGGGCGGTGGCATCATGCTGCCACAGCATCCGCACGCGCCCGCCCTTGCCAGAGAGCCGCCTCAGCCCTGCCTTGTAGGCGCCGGGCTGCACCACGTCACCGCCCTGGTCGGGAATGCCGAAAAGGCTGGCATAGCCCTCGATGGTGGCGCCGTCGGTCATCACCGGGCAGGCCACGCCTGCCGCGTATTTCGTCTCCAGCCCCCAGGCATTCAGCCTATCGCCAGTCTCCACCATCAGCCCCCTTTCGGCACATAGGTCAGGATCGACTGGACGGCTTGGGTCAGGATCACGGCAACCACACCGTAAACCGTGACCCACAGCCGTTTTTCCAGCGCGCCCATAAGGTATTCGATGCGCTCCAGCCGTTTTTCGACCTGGCCGAACTGCAGCGCCATGATCCGCTCCTGCGTGTCAAAGCGGTGGTCGCGCCAATCGGGCATGCGGTGCGGCATCTGTCCGCCCCCATCCACGGCCTCAGCCCTCGGCCGTCGGCAGCAGGTCCGGCGCCAGCGGCGGCAGACCCAAGGCGGCGCGCTTTTCGGCCGGCGTCAGAAAATCCGCCGCGGCAACCCGGCGCCAGTGCTGGTCACGCTCGTCCGAAAGCGCCGGGATCTGGTCCAGGTCGGGCTTCAGATCGACCTCGGCGCCCAGATGTTCGGACAGCCACCACGCGACTGCGGCCGACACCCGCGTCGCCAGCGGTAGGACCGTCAGGCGATAAAAGGCGCGGTTGGCCTCGGCGTAATTGGCATAGGTCAGATCGCCCGGTATCCCCAGCAGCATCGGCGGCACGCCAAAAGCCAGCGCGATCTCGCGCGCGGCGGCGTCCTTGGTCTGGTGAAACTCCATGTCGCTGGGACTGAACCCCATCGGCTTCCAGTCGAGCCCGCCCTCCAGCAGCATCGGACGGCCCGCGTTGCGCGCGCCCTGATGGTGCATCTCGATCTCGGACTGCAGGCGCTCGAACTGCTCGGGGGACATGACCCCCTGCCCGTCGGCCCCCTTGTAGACCATCGCGCCCGACGGCCGCGCGGCATTGTCCAGCAGCGCCTTAGACCAGGCCGAGGCACTGTTGTGAACGTCCACCGCCACGCCTGCCGCCTGCATTGGCGACAGCCCGTAGTGATCGTCTTGCGGGTGGAACGCCTTGATGTGGCAGATCGGATCGGGGCTGCCGGTCATGTCGAACCGGGTCTTGCGACCGCCGACCTGATACTCGAACGCGACAGGCCAGCCGTCCTCGCCGGGCACCAGCGCCATCCGGTCCGCACGCAGGACGTGCAGCTCGTCCGGCAGGCCGCCGTCGTTTTCGCCGACGGCCTCCAGATAGCCGTTCCCGGTAAGCAGCAACTGGCCGTAAAGCGCCTCGAACAGCTCGGCCCGGCCCTGCCCCAGGTTCGGACGACGCAGAAGGTCGAGGACCGGATGCACCTCGTAGCGCCGGTCCGCGTCCTGGCAGACCAAAGGCACGGCGGCCGCGGCTTCGGCGATCAGCTTGACGGTGCGGAAGCCGACCGGGTTGTTCGTGAAACCGGCCCGCGTCAGGCTGGCAGTGTCGCGCGGGGACCACGCCACGCGGCCCGATCCAGACGCCAAGGCCACGACCCGCCCGGTTGCAGAGCTTTTGCGCTCCACGACCGGGGCGGGCGCGGCAGGCTCGGGCGCGCCGCCCCGGCCAAACAGTCGCAACGCCATCTCGCGTCCTCCATCACAAAAAGCAAAAGGGCCGGCGGATCGCCAGCCCTTCCTTGTCTCCGCCACGTCAGCGGTCCGCAGACTCCGACCTTGCTAAAGCATCCGCACCTGCGGCCGGCGCCAGCCCTGGGCCGGCTCGATCATCAGCTCGTGGATCGCCCAGACCAGCGCATCGACCCGGTCGGGGCTCCCCTGCCCCTCAAAGCCTCGGACCGTCATCTGGCACATCTGATCCTCGAGCGCGCCGAACCGGCCCCCCGCGACATGCTTGATCCGCCCCTGCTCGTAGAGGGCGGCAACCGGCTCGGCCCGCAGGCCTTTGCCGCGACCCGCGCGAAGGCCCCGAAACGGGACCAGCGGATCGACCTGCCGGATGACGCTCTCGACCAGATCGCCGCCTTGGTTCACCTCGGCCACCAGCCGCTCGGCCCGGTGCCGGTCGACGGCGGCAATCGCCGCCCGCGCCCAGTCGGTCGGGCCGCCCCTTACGGTCGCGTCCTGCAGCACATAGGCCCGCCATTGCGAAGGATCGCCTTCGGCTACGACGCCGGCGACGATGATGCCGCATTCATCGCTGGCCTTGCCGCCGGTGACGGCCGGATCGACCGCGACCACGATCCGCGACAGCTTCTGCGGCCGCGCGACGCGGCAGCCCTCCAGCATCGCCTGGGTCCACAGCGCGCCCTCGACATCGTCGAGCAGCGCGCCGTCCAGTTCCTGCCGGCCAAGGCGCGTGCCGCCATAGCGGGTCTCGACCTCGGCCAGAAAACTCTCCGCCAAATAGGCGCGGTTGGCGTCGGTCGGCGCATGGGTCGTTACGGTTGAGGCATTGCCCAGGATCCGCTTCAACACGGCGACATTGCGCGGCGTGGTGGTGATGACCTGCTGGGGATGGCTGCCCAGCCGCAACGCGAACTGCAGCATATCCCAAGTATCCTCGGCCTTTTTCCACTTGGCCAGCTCGTCGACCCAGGCGGCATCGAACTGAGGGCCGCGCAGGGCCTCCGGCTCATGCGCCGAATACACCGAGGCGGTGGCGCCATTGGCCCATACCAGGCGGTGGCGCGTCGCCTCCCAGACCGGCCGCCGGTCTGGGGGCGAACATGCCAGGATGCCGCTCTCGCCAAAAATCATCACCTCGCGGGCCTGGTCCATGGTCTCGCCAATCAGCGCGACGCGCCGGGCCGCGCCGAGGGCCGTGGCCGTGGTGCCCTCGACCATGCGCCGCACCCATTCCGAGCCGGCGCGGGTCTTGCCCGCCCCGCGCCCGCCCATGATGACCCAGGATTTCCAGTCGCCCTCGGGGGGCAACTGGTGCGGCAGCGCCCAGAATTCGAACAGCCAGGGCAA